TAAGTAATCTTCGAAACGTAATCTAGTTTCAGACTCAGCTTTTAAATACCAAAGGTACCCAGAAGCACCATCTTCAGTAGCAACTTCAACCCAACCGATTTGAGCCATATCAGATCCAGTAACAACGTACTGATCTCTTATGATTACTGGTGAGTTAGAAAACTGAGTGAAATTAGGATCAACAGATACTCTAGCAGCAGAGTTTCCTACTCCTGTTCCGATAGTTGTTCCTTTAGTATAATCAGAACCGTAAACAAACATTTTAATTGTTGCAGTACCAGTAGTGATTCCTTGTGCGTTAAACGTTGCATTAGCAAACGGCTGAACTGTTACGTTTCCAGCAGCTCTAGCTGTAACAATACCTTTTCCTTCAGCTCCTGTAGCAGGGTCTAAAAGTACAACAGTATCATTTATAGATATAACATTTACTACAGTTGTTCCTGCAATAGGAATTGTAACAACCGACGCTAATCCAGCACCAGCGCCACCACCTGCAGCTACAGTACATCCATTGTAAGATATGTGTAATCTATTTTGCTCAGACCAAATTACTTGATCAGATGTCATTGGCATTTCAGCGCCAACCATTCTTAAGAATCCAGATAACGTTCTGTTTCCATAACGCTCTACTTCTTGTTCGTAAATTTCTGGTAAATATTGTTGTGCAAAGTCATTTGCCCCACCGTTAAATGCTAAATAAGCAGAAGGTGATGGAGTTTGAGTTGGACTTGGTACAATAGAACCAAATTGTGGAGATAAACTCATAATTGTTTAATTTTTAATTGTTAAATTTTCTTGTTTTAATTTTCAGTTTTGAAGAATCAGCACCAGAAATTGCTTTAACTTTTAATCCGTTTATAAAAACATCACCTTGTTGTGATCTAGCTTTTATAGGTGATAAGTTTTTAGACTTATTCACAACGTCTTTAACTGCGTCAGCTTTTCCTTGCTCATAAAAATGAGTAGCGATCCTATCGACATTATCAGCAGCGTATATAGCTTTATGATAACCAGCCGCGTCATTAACATTACCATCTTTGTCTAAGAACTTCTTGACCAGGTTGTTAATATTTGATTGGTTTTCAGCAACTTTATCTACATCTTTTATATTATACTTAAATCTTTTTTCACCAACTTTGATATCGAAACCTTCGAAATCTTGATTAAAAAGTTCTTTAGTATTTTTTTGAAATACATCATGTTGTTGCTCAGCTTGTTTTTGCTGTTCATTGTAGCGGTTAAAAAAGTCCATAGCTTTTTGTTGGTCCTGAGTTACGCCGGGTCTCAACTTGATTTCGTCGTAATATTTCTTTTTCGTTTCCTCTAAAAAGTTTTTTGCTTTTGCAACCTCTTCTTTTTTAGCGAGTTTTTTCTTTTTGACGTCACGCTCTTCGTCAAGATCTGTATCAAAATGGAAACTTTCTTCCATTATAAAATCTATTTCTTCAGCATTTAAGTGAGGTTTAGATTTTTTGTAATATTCTTTTAGTAAAGTATTTTCATCAACACTAGAATAATCAGCGTTGAGTCTTGTATAATCTTCTATAGTCCCACCAGTTTCTTCCATGAAAGTAACTAGCTTTTCAATGTTTTCAGGTAAAGCTTTGCCTAGTACCTTTTCATCTCTTATAGCTTCTTTAACTTCTTTTGTTACTTTTTTTACTTCTTCTTCAGTTACTTCTTTGATTGGAGAAAACCCTTCAGTAGTCTCGTTGGACTCTTGTATAGGTTTTCCCACCTCTGCGCTATCTCCGGATGGTTCTTCCACAGGTACTTCCTTTGTTTCTCCGATTTGAATGGCATCTGTTTCTTTTTTAACTGGTTCGTTAGGTATTGTAACTTTAATAACATCATTTGGTATTTCTACTAATGGTTCTTTAAGGTTAACCTTTTTAATTTCTTGTTCTTTAACACCTAATTGTTTAGGTTTTTTAGGCTTAGACTTTATTTTAAAGTCACCTTCCTGTTTAACAGGTTCATTTGTTTTTACTTCTGACATAATATAATATAATTAAATAATTAATAATTAGACATTAGGCATCATTGCTGCCCCGTCTTGTTCTTCAAAGTTTATTGGTAATAAATCGTTCTGTCTTTGATTTATCATTTGACTTTGTTGCGTACCTTCTAATTTAATACGCTTGTCTTTACGATCTTCTATTTCAGCTTCTTTTTCACTAGTAGCTTTCATGTCCATCTGCTTTAACTGCATATCAAACTTGTGTTGTAATTGCATTTGTTGTTGCTTTATTTGAGCAGCAATTTGCATACGTTGTATCTCCATTTGATTATTAGCTTGTTCAAATTGAACTTTAGAACCTGATATAGCTTCTTGTTTTTGAACTTCAGACATTGCAATTTTTTCAGCAGCATCAGCTTGAGCGTTTGCTTGAGCTTGTGACTGTTGTATAGCGTTTTGTTGCTCTTCTCTACCTTTTTTCTTACGCTTAATTTTAAGCATTTGATTAGCTAACTTAAGATTTTTTATTTGTCTTAAATCTATAGCGTCTTCTAAGTCAATACCACCTTGCTGTAAAGCAACTTGTATGTTTTGCTCTAATTGTTGTTGTTCTTCTTCGTCTGGTTCTAATTCTAAAAATATACCGAAATCATGTAAATTTAAATTACTTATTTCTGTTAACGTATTAACATTGTAATTAGATATATTATTTACTAAAGACTCAGCTGTAAGCGGGAACTCTAAAGCGTCTGCTATTTTTAAAGCTATGTTTTCTGCTACTCTTAAAGTTACATATAAGCTAGCTTGCTTTATATGCCTAGTAGCAGTGTTTGAAGCGTTTGCAGCAATTTTTTGCAATCCTACTAATGTTTGTTTGTCTGGTGTACTACCGTCACGAGCTTCATTAAGTCCTGTTACGTCACGTATCATTTGTAAATAATACTGATAAGTTTGTATTAAACTTTGTATTTTACCTTGGCCACTAGAGCTACTTAATTCTTGAATAGGTACTTTACCTTGATTGAAATCACCGTCTTGAGTAAGCGATCTACCAACTATACTACCAGTTTGGAAATACATGTTAAGCGCCTCTGCTGGATTATAATTTGTACCATTACCTAAATCAACCTCTGCTAAACCATCCATATCTAAATAAACCCCATCTGGTACCATTTTAGACATTACTTGTTGTAGTTTTAAATGTGTTAACTGAATCATGTCAGCAAAACCTATACACTTACTTACAAGTGATTCTATACGTCCTTTATATATTCTAGGCGCGCATATAGAGTAATTCATTTCTACTTTTGTAGTATCAGCTAAAGGTCTTGACATATTCTCTGCAAGTTCCCATTTAAGCATTGTATCAGTACCTAAAACTTTAGCGCCACTATATAATACTTCAATAGATCTTGATACTCTCTCAAAACTATCATTTTCTGGTGGATTAAATGAATCATCTTTCTCTAAAGCTTTTTGTAAACCTTGATCAGTTTGTTTTATTTTAAATACTTGGTTAGAATACGTTTTGTAATCAAAGTACATTACCTGAACAGTGTTTTCATCATAATCACCCCAACCAGTAACATATGATCTGTTGCCTGGCATTGACTGTATTCTTTTTAATTCTTCTTCGCTAATACCTGGAAACTCTTTTTTAAGCTCAGGTATTGTTATAGACTTTACTTCACCAACGTAATATATATCTTCAAAGTTTGGATCTTCTGTGTAAGAATAAACTAAATAAGCAGGATCTACATAGTCAACTGTTATACCTTCAGCAGTATTGAAATTTGTTTTAGCAGCAGCAATACCACAAACCGTTAAGTCCATGTTTAATCTACGTCTAACTAGATCATATTTGTTTTGTGCTAATACAGATGATATAGCTTCTTCTTCTGCTATTTCAATTGATTGCTTATAACTAAGTTGCATATGTAATTCTAATTCTTCTGGTGACTCAGGTAAATTAGTAGGGTCTATACTTTGATATAAACTTATGCCTAAACTGTCTTTTAAAGAATCAAGATATTCTCTAGCTAACATATCTTCTTGTATTTTAGAAGCATATTCTGTTCTAGCTTTTACAGACTCAGGATCTTGAGCATACGCTTTGATATCATAGCTTTTAGCTGAAATACCATTTACAACTATATCAACAAATTTAGATAATATAGGTACTGGTTGCCAGTCTAAATTAAGATAAGACAAATCGCCATTTATAGACAATTCATCTTTGTATTTTTGCACACTTTGTTCTCCACGAGCATACAGTCTCAATTGGTGAAATTGATTCCAATTAGTTAAATATCTATTACCTGTAGTTCTTCCTGAGCGAAACCACTCGTACTCAATTGCCATAGCAACTTGACTTCCGTATTCCAAACTTGCTTTTTCAGCATCACTCACTACTTGACTAGGGAAAGCACTATTGGTATTAGTATATATATTCATTAATTTATAATTTTTGATAAAGTTCCTTTGTTGTCATATCTTTTTATTCCAAGATCAACTGGTTTTAATTCAATTTTATTAACAGGTAAATATCTGTGTTTATTACAAGCCATTAAAGCTAATCCAGAACTAATAGAAGCATCATGTGTTGTTCTATTGTTTATATTAAATTTAGCCCAGTCTTCTAGAGTTCTTTGAAAGTATACATCACCATATCCTGTTTCTTTTAATCCTACAAAATGCTCTATATAAGTTTCTATAGCAGAAGCGTGAGCCTGTTTTATATCTTCACTTGAGTTAGGTATACCACCTATTTCTCTTTCTGTTACAGATAATTTGTTTCTTTTTTTATCCGGTCTATTCATAGCAAAACCTCTGTAGCCTCTGCGTTTGAAATAGTAAAGTAATCTAGGTTTGTTATTTTCTGCTAATATTGGCATACCATAAAATACACAAGCCATAAGTACATCTTCAAAAAATATCTCAGCTGTTTGCGGGCGAGCGATGTACTCTAAGAAAAAATGATTTGGTGGAACTTCTTCCATACTAAACTTAGTTAAACCATGTAAAGCTCCATTAGAACCTTTACCATCAACTGTACCTGATATATCATATGGATCACAACCAAAAGCACCACAGTGCTCGTTACCAGGATAATTAATTCCGTTTTTTATAAATCTTTTGTTTTGCAACTGTAATGGTGGTACCCATGTTATAAAAAACCTACCTTGTTTGCTTGGCGCAAATATTACTCTAGTATCTTTTTCACCATTTTCCCATTGAAAATTACCTTGTGTAACTGATAGTGAATTTTTTAAATCTTCATTAAAATCTATTTGTTGATAAATTTTAGTTAGATTAAATAAAGACATTTTAGATTCATCTCTAAACGCATGTTTAGTTGTACGAGGAAACTGTCTATAAAATTCATTTAATCCATCTTGATCATCTTTAAGACCCTCTACTTCATTATCCCAGTATTCAATAACCCCAGTTTTGATTGGCGTTCCATCAGGTCCATACACTTTTTTTGATGGGTTTTCGAAGACAGGGTGGCCATAAGAATCAATGTATCCCTCGTAATTCCATTCCATAGGAATGAACAAAGAATAGAGTCCTGAACGAGTTTGTCCATTGGCATTTCTTTTTGTAACGTCTGAGTCATCATATAATTTTTTAAAATTTCTACCACCTTTATCTAAAGCGTTTGATGTTGATCCCATCATACACTTACCTATTACTCTACTACCTAATCTAAGGGTGGTTTTCGTAACACGCCAGTTGTTGAGGATGTTGTTGGGCCTTTCCCACTTCCCCGACTCATCGTGGACGAGGAGCCTGAGTTTCTCCCCATCGTAGGCGTTATCCCCTGTGTTCTTCCAGTCGATCGTGGTGTCCAAACCCGAGAGGGCTTCACCGGCTTCACCAGTGGTTTTGACGATACTCCTTCTTGTGAACTTGGACGCGGGGACTCTGTAGGCAAGCTCGGTCTTTGGACGGTCCATTCCGTCCTGGATGGGCTTGAAAAAGAATGGATAATTAACGGATATTGGTACAACCTTGTCGGTAAACATCTTCTTAGCATCGGCGCCAGATTTGGACAAAATCCCAAAACGTGCGTCGGTTGATATGGTCGCCATGTTAACGCACTCTCCGGATGCCATAAACGAAAAGCCAGAACGTCTGTTCTTGAGATAGGACATACCGTAACACCTGGAGTCTGCAACACATGCGGCCCAGAATATGAAAAAAATACGGTTTGCTTCTCTAAAATCTGGCTGCCCAACATCAATCTTGGACCACTGCAAGTACATATAATGAGTGCCAGTAATGTAAGTAGGGATACTTTTATTAAAGTACCAGAAACCTTCTTCTCTACGAGCAAATTCTTCATCAATGTAATCATACCATTTTTCTTTAAAGTCCTCTGGATATTCTCTCCAGTCAAACACTGTTTTTATTTTACTTAATACTTTAGGATATTCAAACCTAGTCCATTTGTTTTCTTCAAACTTATGAACATTGTTTTGTTTAGGTAAAGCTATTTTAAGATTTTGTATTTCATAAATCTCTCCAATTTGTCCAGTTTTAGATATAACAACCATATCATGGTCAATATTATATCCGTACTCCCATTTTTTATACCTATTCATTCTGTTAAGAATTTTAGGTTTAATATAATCAGGTAATATTTTATATAAATTTTGCTCGTACATTACTTAGATCTTCCTTCGGCAAAACCACGAAATGTAG